AGGTTGACACATTCGATCCCACCTTTATCCAACCCATAATACTAAAATCACCAGTTCCGAAGTCTAGGTCACTGATGTAAGGCTGTACCAGAAAGTTACTCGTAGAGAATCCTGAGTAACCCACAAGATCAGCGCCAGTTGCTACGGCAGTCTTGGTGATTGTTCCGTGGACAGCTAGGCCGTTGGCGTTCACTGAGCGGTCGGAGTCTGCTAGGCGTACTGAGATGTTGTCGAAGTAGGCTATGCCATCACCATCAGACACAAGGCCTATAGTGATAGATGTCCCTGTAGGTACAAACTCAACGCCCCCCGTGAAACTGACGGACACACTGGGCACTAGTATCACACTAGCGTTATTCGTTGAATCGGTAGCCTCCCCCACTTGCCAGCCCACTATCCTTGCATGGCCATTAGTTGATATTATTTCACCTGAAAGTATATAAGACTGCCCTACTACAAGTCCTGAAATAACCTGCTGTGCAGAGCTATTACCACCCACGTTAGCAGAGTCGTCTACTTTTATAGTACCTCCACTGTATGTCACTACTGAGTTGTATGCTGTCCAACCACTAACATCACTAGCAAAAGTACCATTAGTGACCAACTCACTACCCACCACATCAGTATCATCAGTATCACTCAATGCTGCGAGTTTGATGTCACCGACCATGTAGCCTGTGTTGTAGTCTGAGGTGATGTAGGCTACTGAGCCTTTGGATGGGGTTGTTAGGTTTTCTTTGAGGAGGGCTAAGTTAAGTGCTGTACCTACCGCCCCTTCTACCACATCTTTTATTGCTGTAGATTTAGGGGCAATATACAAGTCGGCACTGGTGGCCGTATCATTATAAAATGCAGTGGATGCGCCCTTAACATAACCAACGTCATCCGCTATGTCAGCACTAGGTATTGGTTTAGTGTGTACATAGTGTTGCGCCCCAAGTGTAGAAGCTACCGTGTATACTACTTTATTACTGTCACTGAACCTTACATTAGCACTGATGGTTTGTGTCGCATGAACTATATCAACCACACTCCCATCATCCTTAATCACACTCACGCCACCATTGGTAGCCACTGCAATCGTTGGAATCGGTAGGCCAGTTGCGGAGTCTATAGGAGCGTTGGGTAGCACTGTCATTGCTATGTCGTTGACTGTTCCGTTAACTATATCTTGAGTATGGCTACTATTAGTGTAACTCAACCCTGCGTTACGTTGACTAATCGTGCCATTATAATGCCCACTTGAGCCATTCTGCCTAAAAAGGTTATCGTCCGTAATGAAGTCTATTTCACAACTGTTACTTGACTGCGCCGTAATCAGCTTACCGTTAAGGGCTGCTACCCTATTAAGGGTATATATATATAGCCACCCAGAGGTAGATGTCGCATTAAACACCATCCACATAGGCATACTAGGGTCATCACCATCGTAGATAGTAACCTTAGCTGTCTCTGCAACAATCACCGCAACCGCTGGGAACTCTTTACGAGAACCACGAGTCGCTGTATTCAAAGCTTCGTTGTACCAAGATGTGCCTTGTGTACGCTTACGCCATGCTCCACCATCTGAGTCCTTAGAAGTGTCGTATACGAATACGTCTACTGCTGTTACTGACTTGGTAGCTGCGATAGCGTCTAGTTGAGCTGCGTTTAGGCCTAATGCGTCAATGTCTGCTTTAGTCTGGTCTGCTGTAGCACCTGCCTCTACACCACTGAGCTTAGAGCTGTCAGCGGATGGATAGGTTATCTTAGCTGTGTTAGCTGTGATAGCACTCGCTTGACTACCAGTGACACTAGTAGCTGCTATGCCCAAAGCATCCACTGTAGCCTTAGTAGGTGCTGGGGCATTGTCAAGTGCTGCTAGTTTAACGTCACCACTGGAGTTCAGCAGGTCTGCTATGTTTCTTGCTTTAGACATTGATTACTCCTCTATAGCTGATGCTGCTTGTGCTGCTAGGTAAGCTGCTTTAACTTCTGGTGTGTGTATCACTGAGCATATCGCTGTGACCTTTGGGTCTTCATCGGTACATACGTGGTCTGGTGTGCAGACATGACGATGGTAAGATGAGGATAGTGCTACACCGTCTTCTAAGATTCGTGTGGCTGTGCGTACTTGTACTGTGCCGTTTTCTAAGACTTCGATCTTGTCTACGATTGTTTCTTTAGTTAGTGCCATGTTACTTCTCCACTAGCAATTCCATGCTAGATAATTATTGGTTTGTAATGTACGTCATTTGAACTGAAAGCTCAATGAGGTCAGCGGGGGTACCATTACGCGGGCGTAAGGTCAAGGTTGAACTGTTCCCCGCTAGGTATACAAGAGCGTTTACGTCATTAGCTGAGTTGTACCATACTTGAGCCATCTGGTAATTTGCGTTTCCTGAGAATGGGAGACCCCCTATGCTAAGGGCAGAAGTGGTGGGAAAGCTAGTCAGCCCTGAAAAATACCCTGTTATATGTACAAGCCTCCCAATTTTAGTGTAGGTGGTATTATGTATTGTGGCTGAGGCAGATGCCCCGAACGAAGGAGTCCAAGTACCCTCTTCATAGTCGTCTAGCGTACTGGCAGCTCCACCAGCACCAAACTCAATACCATACCCATCTTGAACATAGGCATTACCCATTAGGTGAATGCTTCTACCTGCTGATCTTCCGAAGGATGCACAATAGTTACCTGCCAATCCTGTAACTGCCCCTGCTTGATACGCCTCATCAACGTGCATACCATCACGTACTGATAGAAAGTTAGAGGGTGAGCTGGTGCCTATGCCTACCTTGCCAGATGAGTCTATTCTCATGCGTTCTGAGCCACCAGTGTAAAAGGCGCGATACTCAGAACCAGCAACACCGTAGTATAAGTCTACACGTTTACTATTAGTGGTATCATGAAACTCCCACCCCTCACCATTAGAACCAGAAGTTTGGTGTCTCCATATATGGCCCGTTCCTACAGTGGCTTCATTATAAGTTGTGCCGTATAAACCTTTAACGTGTAGAGTTGCTGCTGGTGAGCTAGTACCAATACCTACGTTGCCAGATGAGTCTATCCTCATGCGTTCTGCTGCGTTGGTGCTAAAAGTTAAAGGTACTGCCCCCTTTCCATAAATCCAATGCTTTGATGATCCTGAGATTAAATACAAGCTATCAGCGGCGTCACCATTCAATCTTATGCCCGCTTTATCTCCTGCAACCTCAAGCCCTTTTGTACCTGAACCGAAACCTGTTAGTATAGGTGCGGTAGTGCCAATACCCAAGCTCTCAGCCGAAGCATCCCAGAAGAACTTAGCCGTAGAGCCTGTGTCTTCGTAAAAGGATATGTCATTGTTAGTGGCTATAGACATAGCTAAGGAGCCAGCACCGAACCCTCCCGTAACATCTGTTGCAAAATCTATAGATTTACTCTGGCCTCCGCTAAGTAGTAATGACCCATTACCGCCATTAGCACTAGCATCCATACCAATAGCTACACCATATTCAGTATCATTACGGAACTGCGTATAGTGATCTGTAAACCCTGCATTACCAACCGTCAAGCCATCAGCCGTTACAGTGCCAGTTACGTCTATGCCTCCTGTAAAATTAGGTGACGCTACAGGTGCCTTAAGAGCAATACTATTATTAACCGTAGTAGAGAAGTTAGCATCGTCACCAAGAGCAGCCGCTAACTCATTAAGAGTATCTAGTGCTGCAGGAGATGAGTCCACAAGTGCTGCAAGGTTCGCATCAGCTTCAGCCTTGGTATACGCTGAGTCTATAGGCTCAAACCTAGCATCAGCAGCAGTCTTAGTATAGTGATCCGCTACTGTAAAACTTTTGAATGCTACAACAACAAACTCATCACCAGTAGTAGCTCCAGTACCTAGGACTACCGAAGTACCTGATGTAGCTGTGAAGTCACTAGAGTCTAGAGCAATACCGTTAAGGAGTACTATGATGTTTGATACTGTGTATGACAATGTAGCTGAGTTAGCATCAGAGCCTGAGAAGGTAGTCTGTGCGTTGGTAGCTATGTAGCGATAGGTAAGCATTGACGCTGTACCTGCTGCACTTGCTGCTATCCAATCAGCACCATCGTATACCTTCATACCATTGCTTGATGAGTCAAAGTACATAGCACCTTCGACTAGAGCTGCACCATCGTTGTCTACACTCGGAGCTGATGACTTAGCGCCTAAGTATCTATCATCGAAGTTATCTAAAGCTGTGGCTGCTGCTGCTGCGCTGTTGGCTGCTGCTGTTGCACTGTTGCCTGAGCTTGTTACGTCTGCTGCTGTGTCTATTGTGTCTTGGTTCGTAGCTACTAAGTCAGCCGCTACTGCAGCACGATCTAGTCCTGTCTGTACCTTGTCTGCTTCTGCACTAACTACGTCTGCTGCTGTGAGCACTACGTCAGCATTGGTAGCTACTAGATCTGCTGCTGTGTCTATTGTGTCTTGATTGGTTGCAACTAAGTCTGCTGCGGTGGCTGTGGCGCTAGACGAAGCTTCAGACGCTTTAGTCGTTGCTGTAGACGCTGATGTAGAGGCACTGGATGCAGAAGACGCTGCGTTCGTTTCGCTCGTTGCAGAAGCATTCTTACTTGATAAGGCGTTAGATTCTGATGATGCTGCTGCTGTTGCCGAGTTACTTGCATTTGTCTCACTTGTTGCTGAATTGGTTGCTGAGGTTGCTGCTGCAGATGCGGAAGAACCAGCGGTAGTCGCTGACCCTGCTGCTGCAGTAGCTGAATTTGAGGCATTAATTGCCTGTTGTGTTACTTCGTTGAGCGTGGCATCTTGGGTTGAATCCCCTGAGCCGCCTGTTCCACGGAATATAGCCATTGATATACCACTATGCGTAATTAGAATGAAAAAAAAGGAGTCTCAAGTTTAGTTACAAGAGACTCCCATTAGTGGTTAGTTGTGTTTAACCGTTAACTGCCATGATGAAGCCAGTCTCTGGACGTAGTACCTGAGTACCGTACAAGCGGTCTGCAGTATACAAGGTTCCTAAGAACTCTTGCTTGTACTGTGTTTGAGAGCGTACACCCTGTTGTTCTGCAAGAACCATAGTATCTTTATGACCAAGCAAAGCACCACGAATACGACCGCCAGCTGTAGCAGCGTTCTCAGCAGCAGTCTCAAGAGTAGGACAGTTAGTAGACACATAGATGTCAATACCGTACAACTCACCGATCTTACCGTTGACAACACCTTGGCCATTAACGAAGTCACTAGATACGTAACGATCAATGCCCATAATTGAGTTTCGCATTGAAGGTGGAATCACTAGGAAGCGTCCGTCCATTGGTGCATCTGCATCATCAAGCTTCTGAACCATGTCACGTAGGAAGCTATCAGCAAATACGTCAGCAGGTACAACAGTGTTGTCTGCGAAAGTAGTAGTACCTGTGCTAGCATCGTTGTAGAAGGTAGCTGAGGTTACCCAGTTGGAACCATCACCATCACCAAACTTCTTGCCTAGTGTAAACAAATCATCGTCTACTTGCTTGCCTAGGGCATAACCAGCATCACCAGTATAGAACTGACGTAAGGAAGCTAGTGCTTGTACGTTAGTAATATCTTCGATCATACGTGAGTATTCAAAGTGCTTGTTGATTGTAACCAATACTTCTGACTCAGTAGCATTCTGGATAGTTACAGCTGTGTTCTCTGCCTTAGCAGAAGCAACGCCACGGGTAGGCTTAGGGATATGAATTGTATCACCCTTCTTACCTTGCATTGCAATTTTCTTAGTTAAAGGAGCAAGTACAAGTGATTTCTCATACGCTGCAATTACTTCGTCAGACCAAATCTCGGGGATGAAAGTTGCTGCTGAAGTGTTATCTACCATTCCGCCTGTAGCGGGATATACTGAAGTAGCCATTTTTAATTTCTCTCTATAGTAAGGTTATTTGACCCGTTTCTCAGCGTATGCTAGTGTGATATCGTCTGAGAGTGCTAAGTAGCGGTCTGGGTCGGTTTTCATAAGTTTAATAATATCAGCTCGTCTATAGATCTTTTTGGAAGTACTGGAGTCTGGGTTACCACGAGTGTAACCGTTAGACCCATCACGGACAGCTTTCTGTCTTCCTTCTTTCTCTGCCTGAATTGTTTGATTGATTGCACCACTGCGGTCTTTCCATAAGGAAAAGAGCTCATTGGCTGCCTCTGTATCAAAGTGCTGATCAGCCGCTACAAACATCCGAGTCCTAATCTTAGAGGCTTGAATCCATTCAGCAAACTTAGGATCTGCAACGATCTGTGGAATGTCTGGATGTTCTTCTTTGAGAATAGCCATGGAGGTTTGCTTTTGGTAAGCTCTCGAGGACTCTTCTGCCGCCTTAACTGAAGGGTGGTTGTCTATTGCACGACTCATTGCTTTTTCAGGATCAGAATAGAAATCTATATCGTCATCTGCATCAGTGGTGGCCTGTGTAGGCTCCTGTGACTGGAGTTGTGTGTTGATGTAACTATCGACTACATTACGTAAGTCACCTACTTCAGAGCTTTGACGACCTAGGAGCTTCTCAGCCTCTTGGTGCATCCTAACTACATCTTCAAGTGATTTACCGCTGTACTTGTCTGGGACTGACTCAGGCTCTTGTGTTGGCGAAGGGTTAGCCTGTGGGGCTTCCTGTGCTACTTGTGATTCTGAAGACATGTCATCTAAGCTATCAAAACGCTCGTTGTTTAAGTCCTCTTGTTCGAGGATAACTGCTGCCATATTAAACTCCGTACCTTAGTATTATGGAGAAAGTAAAAATGAAAGCTCCTAGTAATCAGGGTTAGCTTTCTCTGCTTTTGCTCTACCGCGCTCATGATCCTTAGCCCACTTAATAGTGGCACCAGCGAAGTCGCCAGAGAATGGATCTAACATAGACCGTGGAGAGGAAAGTTGTCTGGTAGCAAGCCCACTGCACTCTTTGCAAAGCATTGAGTCAGGTGAGCCTTTAACCATGTGTTCGTTAACGTGCCCTAAGGCACACTTGTAATCGAAGAACTTATACATCAGCGTATTCGGCCTCTATAGGATCTTCAGTTCTCTGAGACTCCTCTTGGCCTATACGTGTTGTTTCTTCCAAGTTCAATAAAGTACCTATGATGTTCAGTTGGCCCTTACGGAAGTAAAGGTCTTTCTCATCTTTGGTAGATTCTACTGAGTTAAGGTTAGGGATACTCATCTTTAGATCTTGAGTGAGTGACTTCCAACCTGCGGTGCGAAAGAGTTCATTCATGTCTCTAAAGTAGAGCTCTAGTTCTTGGTCTGTCATGTAAGATATTACCTTTAGTTAAAGTATCTTTGATTTGGTGTACTATTAT